CTGACTCTCCGTAAAAGCGGAAGCTCTGATCCGGGGTCACGTAACCACACCATAAATAGGTCCTATATGAGGCTACCCTTTAAAGTACTTAAACTATACTTTTGTAGATTGCTTCAATATCTTGCGGGGAGAAAACCCTTCAAGACGAACGCTTCAGCCGAATGGCTGACCGTTCCGTATGACTTTCATGTTGATTGGTATATGGCATTAAGCCAGCGTGACTCCGAGGTCAGTAGTTCCTCTGATGCGGTATGTCAGGAAGGGGGAATCTCGGGTGAGGCCTCATTTCGAAAGAAGTGATCTTCCTATGAGCTCCCTTGAAGGGATGCCTCGTAGTCTCATCCGTGGGTGCTCTCTACATTCTTGTAGTCTGCATCTAAAAGAAGGACGAAAATATGTCTAGGAAAGGTTACCCTCAACACGAAACGGACACCGAAAGGTGTCTGTTCAACTGGTCTTACCCTAGTGGTACCGTAGTCCCTTATGTCATTGAACAAGGTTACACCTCGTTCAGTGCTGATAAGGTCGGCGGTAACACTCCGGGTTGGCCAGGCGTTAAAGGACAAACCAATTACACTGCATGGTCATTTGATACTCGGGTTCAGAGTTTGGGCCTCGAAGGACATAATCTGTCTGACGGTGGCACAGTCTCTGGAAATTATCCCGTGATTCAAGCGACTAACAGTCCGGCTCCTGAGGTCAATTTTGACGCTTTTATGGGCCCTTTGAAATCGATGGCTATCGACCGTTTTAACAGTCGTATAGTCACGAAATTGAAGGACCAAAAAGTCAACGTTGGACTCGTACTCGCCGAGCTAAATAAGACCGCTGGAACAATTGCGGATGCGGCGCGTCGTATCGCTTATGCGTACGAAGCTGTCCGTTCCCGTAATATATCCGGTGCTCTTAGGATTTTAGCTGGTGGGGACCTGAGCCGCACAAAGAAGGTTCGACCTTCTTTGGGTTCTGCCGCGAAAGATTGGCTTGCCATCCAGTATGGGTGGACGCCTCTCTTGAAAGACGTCTACGGAGCTGCAGAAGAGCTCGCCCGTGTCACTACATATCAAGCGCCTGTTCAGTCAGTAAGCTCCCGGTGCGGTACCACAGATGACGAAAGTCATTCTGGTATCGACGCTGGGGCGTCTTACCCTAAACATTCGACTAATATTAAGGGCCAGGTGACCATCAACGGTCGCGTAGAGTACAGAGTTAGCAGCCAGATGGCTGCTACCGCTGCGAACACGGGGATAACCAACCCTCAATCGATTATATGGGAATTAGTTCCATACTCGTTTGTCGTTGATTGGTTTTTACCCGTTGGTAATTACCTCAATAATATGGACGCTACTAACGGTCTGGAATTTTCCAGAGGTTTCTACGCCATAAAAACGGAGTGTACCTACACAGTGGTGCCAGAATCTGGTTTCGTAACAAACGGTTCCAACGTCCTTCATTGGACAGGTGGGAAAATCGAATGTTATGGTACCAGCTATGAACGGACAATACTGGGAGGATTCCCAGCGATGCCCACACCAAAGTTGAAAAGTCCTATCTCTCTAGTCCATGCAGCCAATGCTATTGCGCTGCTAAAAGTCGCTTTTAATGGTGGCTCTCGCTACCGTTAGAAGCTCCTAAATGGTCTGATAACAGGCCTTTCACTAATCACGAGAAAGAAAACTCATGACTACTCTCACTCTCACCGATGCCGCAGGCACACCGGTAAATCGGACGTACACGCAAGTGTCGACGTCTCCGGATCTCACGATCTGGAAAGACTATTCGACGAACAGCGGATATCCGTCCGGAGCTGGTATCGCTTCGCTTTCTCTTCGCGAGAATTCGAACGGTACTATGCGGGTTACTGGCAAGCTCGTTCTCCCCACGATGGAAATCGCGGCAGGAGATACGGGTCTTGGCTTTACCCCGGCACCTACCAAGGCTTTCGAATGTCTCGGAAGTTTTGACATGGTGTTTCCCAATAGGTCGTCAACCCAAAATCGTAAAGACCTCAAGGCAATGTTTATTGACCTTGTGGGCGATGCGCTGGTTACGGCTGCTGTGGAGACCTTCGTCCATCCTGCGTAACTAAGTTACGTAAGATATAACGCGGGGTTCTCCCGCAACTTGGAGCAATTATGTTAGTTCGAAACAACACAACTACCCCTTGCTGTGGTGAAAACCACTTCATAGCACTTAACATAGAGGTTAGTCACAATAGCGATTACTTCCTCGTCGAAACCTTTTGTAAAGGTTGTGGCGATGGGGGACTCGCGGTGATGAACCTGCTAGAACTCTATGAAGTTATCCGAAAGAGTAGTATACTCTTTCCTGAGTCTCGATACGAAAACCACTTTTCTAGGTGGCCCGTGTGTGGACCTGTTGAACGTAAAGTCTATTGGCATCGAGTCGACGAAGCTCTCCATTTCCTTTTTGATAGGAAGTGGAGAACCGAGTACGATCCTGATGTCGTGGACAATTCGTGGTATGTCAAGCTTGCTTGGCAGACCCAGGCTCATTCGCGGCCCCTTTTGGGTGAGACCGAAGGTTTCACTCGTGGTTCCATATCGTAACTCTGGCGTGGTAGGCCTTTAGCAAGCCTATTCACATCCTTTGGAGAAATTATGAAAGAGCACGAGCTCAATCGTCACGCGGAGATTGCATGTGCAATCCTGCGCGCTCTCGACTGCCCCCGTGCCTTAACAGTAGTAATACTGCTTCGGCACCAGATGTGGAACGAGATTGCTAATCTTCAATTAAACCCGATGGACTTTAACGACAGCGAGTCATTTTTTCGTGCGCATCAAGCAACGAAGCTTTTGAGTAAAGCTAAGTGGCTTGACACGGACTTTGACAAAACTGAAGTAGCCAAGAGGAAATTTGAAGAGTCCGAGGAACTTTGCGCTAGTACGAATGTTGTTTGGGCATCCTCCTTTCAGAACGGGCAAAAACCCGAACCTGACTTAGAGCGGATTTTATATTCCGCTCGAAGGAAAATTGGAAAGGTGCTCGGCGACAATTTGTACAAGTGGACAGAGTTCTGTGACTTCGGACCCGGAGCAGACGGATCTACTGAGCGCGGTTTGACTGCCGCCTACAATAAAATGTCTAATCCAGGATGTGTTACCCCCGGTGCTTATCCCTACTTGAATGCCTTCTGCGAGCTTACTGCTCTAGGAAGGCTTTTTGTAGGAGACATCGGAACGGGGAGGCTAAATATAGCTTTTTCCCGCGGTAACACGGTCACGTTTGTCCCTAAGAGTGCTAAGACAGATAGGCCCATTGCTATCGAACCGAGGTGGAATATATTCTTCCAAAAAGGAGTAGGACAGTACATTCGTACTCGTCTTAAACATTTTGGTGTGAATTTAGACTTCCAGGGTTTGAATCAGGCTTTGGCAATCTATTCATCGCGTACTGGTAAGTATGCGACTGTGGACTTAGCATCTGCTTCTGACACTGTTTCATATCGAGTGGTCCGGGAATTATTCCCGGAGCCGTGGCTCACCGTATTAGACGCTCTTCGTAGTCCCCACTATCGCCTAAATGGCGAATGGAAGACTTACCATAAGTGGTCTAGTATGGGTAATGGCTACACTTTCGAATTAGAAAGTTTGCTATTTTGGGCCCTCTGTAGCTCAATAGATGATGACGTAGCCGTTTACGGCGACGATCTAATCGTTCCTACAGAGAAATATGAAATAATCAGAAGAGTCCTTGAGTTTTGCGGCTTCAGGGTTAACACCGAGAAGTCGTTCTCCATCGGTCCTTTCAGAGAATCGTGTGGTCAAGACGCCTTCGACGGCGTCGATGTCACACCAATTTATTGGAAGGAATGTTTGGATGATCAAGGAACTCTCACGCTGGTTAATCAACTTACTGTCCTTGCCATTCGCTTGGGTTCCCAGGAACTTCGTTCTAAGGATCTCAAGGCAGTATGGAAGGAGTTGGTCTATCAGCTACCGAGGCAGTTCCAGCAGCGCGGACCGACCACGATTTCTACCGTCGTCCACGACTCTCAAAGTTCGTGGAAAGCGATAAGAAAAAATGGTTGGGATGGCTATTTCATCACGATTATGGTGCCTATCCCTCAAAGGTTTAGGTACTCGAATTATGATGCAGCTGTCCTATCTAAGATGTTACGCCGTGAGTGGTCTCAGCTCGAGGAGGATCCTTTCGCTCTTTTCGTGTCCCTTCAAGGATACGCTAAAGAGTTTAAGGAGACTCCCGATTTGGGATCCCACGGATATACAATCCGAGATCGCGTTGTCTGGAAGAAGAGGACAGTCTTCGTACCCTGCGGGTATGAGGATATAGGACCTTGGGGCTCCTAAGCCTCAAACCTTTCCGTTGGGTATAAACTCCC